GCCTGCTGGAGCGGTCTTGTCCTGTCTGGCTGGGATTCGATGCGCGTGGCGTGGTTCCTCCACCAGTGGGCCTGTCGGTCCGCCCCAAGGGGCGTGGCCTACCAGGTCGACTGTGTGAAGAAACTGTGCCACAACGTCCGCGGGCACGCCCTGCACTCCAAGAGGTTTAAGATCGTCCCGTGCGGCATCCGTAAGGATGTCGTCGAGACGCTCTGTCGCCTGGCAGTGCGCGCGCCCGAGGACGGCTTCGCCTTCTCTCGGCTCTCGAGGTCCTTGCCTGAGCCTCCCGCAAGGGAGGCCGTCAGGCACCTCCAGAGTGCCGCCGAGATGGCGAGCGCATCGTTTCCCACATCGGCTGCCGCACTGGAGTCCCTTAGATCCTTCGTGTCCCTCTCGAGGAGGGCGCGAAGGAGTCCGAGGGCTCCGATGCGGCTTCCCTCCTCCAGTTCCTCCTGTCTCGAGTGGCCTGCCACTCGGGGCGGGATCGATGGCTACCTCGAACACCTTGGTCATGGGGCCGAGGCGCGTGGCGCCACGCAAGCCGAGTTCGCTCGGTTTGCTGGCGACTCTCTTGGGGCGTTCTGCCTCAACAGAGCACGTGTCGTCCTCCGGCCATGCCAGGGTGTGAGTGAAGACATGAGGGAATCTTATCGCTGCGCGGGGCTGCTGGCACTCAGGGCGGAAGGGAAACCTTTCGCCATGAAGGCAGCCGCGCTCAGAGCCCCCGGGTACAAGGTTCGCGTCGTCGGGGTCCCCGACGCGCGGACCTTCGTCGAAGGGAGCTGGATTCGCGAGTCCATGCGACTGATGCCTCCTGGGCACTGGTCCATAGACGCCGAATCCCGTGAGATCCCCAATGGTCTCCACTACCGTCGCGGGCACACCTTCCGTAGCTTGGACTTGTCCAAGGCCACAGACGGTTTGTCGCACGCGGCGGTCGAGGTAGTCATCGAAGCTCTCGTCCGTCGTGGGGCGATCCGCGCTGCGGATCACCTCATGGCCAGACGATCGCTTGGACTGGTGGGGAGCACTACTTGGAGCTTTCCCGAACCAATCGGGGAAGTAGTGTTCTCCAGAGGGAGTCCGATGGGCACACCTCTCAGCTTCGTTGTGTTGTCTTGGGTGAGCGC